AACTGTATCTGATATCTGCCACGTTCTTTCATCGCTCTCGATGTGAATATACCAATCACGTTGTCCGCTGTCTGTACTTTTGACAAACCACCAGAGATGTGAGAGTGATCAAACTCAATCTCCTCAACGGATGCCCTGTTCAACTGTGATGCAGTTGCCATTATCATTTGTGATTCAGTTGCGAAGTTTCTCAGTTCTTCCGAAACATATTTGTCTTTTATGAACAAATCAGCAGGTGATATTTTTTTACTTTTTGGCATCATTAAATCCAAGTAATCGATCAGTATGCAGTCTATCTTTTTCTTTTGCTTCAATTGTAGTTCTTTGATGTATGCCTTTATGTCGTTTACATTACTGCCCGAAGGGATATATTTGATTTGTATACCTCCTGACTGTTTGCCCATCATTTTCACTTTCATTTCAACATTGTCTATGTCTTTCATGACTTGCTTTGTAGGAATGTTTGCCATCATTGAATCTAATCTCATGGCACACAACGCCTCACTTAACTCAAAAGACACATACACACAGTTCAATCCCGCTGATGCCCAGTTCACTGCCAGGTTTTGTAAAAACAAACTTTTTCCTGCTCCAGAACCACCTGCAAATATGTTCAGTTCACCTCTGTTGAAACCACCGTAAAGTTTTTTGTCGACATTGGGCCATCCTGTGCTTACCTGACCGTTTGAATTTTTAAGTGCCTCTAATCTTGCTCTCGGATCCTCAAAGTAATCAGTACCCAAGTCCTTGGTTAGACTTATGCTAACTGCTTGTTTAATTTTGTCTTCTACAGGATTGTAATCGCCACGTTCCAGCAAATCTGCCGATTCTAATATTGCCTTTTCCATTGCTTTGTGTCTCGCAAATGTTTCAAACTCGTCTAGCAACCAACTGAAATGCGAAGGATCTAGATCTTTTGCTGATTTCAACTTGATCTCGTGTTTGGCATTCACTTGTTCTACATCAGGCATTACCTTGTATTCCTCGGAATATTCTTTTACAAAATTTGCGATTGGTTGCAGTTTTCTGTCAAAACTCGTTGGCTCAAAAATATTCTGTGCTCTAGCAAATGATTCGGCGTCAGCCAAAAACATTTCTAAATATAATTTTTGTACATCGAAACTATAATCAGCCATACATCTTTCTTTTTAGATCAATTTTTAGTTTATTGGACTCTGTTGTTTTTAAAATACTTTGTATAACAAACAGTCTTCCGTATTTTAACACAGCATCGGCCACGTCATCAACACCTTTTTGCCATTCTGGAAAAGCAACACTCCAACCAAACTCTAGTGCCTGGTCTATGAGTTTCTCTCCCGGAGCATCTCTATCTGGTACAACAATTACCTGCCTGTTCAAACTGTTTATAAGGTCCTTTTGTGTATCATTTACCTCAGAACCCAATATACTGACACCCGAAATGGTTAAAGCATCAAAAGGTCCTTCTGTGACAATTACAAATTTACGTGACCAGTCTTGTGCATCTAGATTGAACACATAACCTGGCTGTACATCTGTGTAGTATTTTATTTTGTCTGAATTTTCAAAAAGCCTGCCTGTGTATCCTACAATATCTCCTTTCCAATAAAACGGAATTAAAATTCTTTTGTTAATATCAAAATTTGAGTCTGGAGAATACAAGAAATCATACCAGTCTGGTTGAATACCTCTGGATTTCAGATAATTCAATAAACCATCTATTTTTTTGTATTGTGGTTCTGTTAGATCTTGTGCTACATATTTTTCCAACCAAAAATCAAGTTTGTGAGAATTTTTTGGCAAAGATTTTTTTTTGAAATCAACAAATTTCTTTTTTTCATATTTGGTATCTGATTCTTCATGTCGCATCGCTTCTATGGCTAATTTTTTGATAACATCATCTGATATGCCCAACCAACTCATTAGTTGTCTCATCCTGGCTGTCAGTTTCCTACCAATGATATAACTGGCCTTGTATCCGCAGTTAAAACAGTGATAACTTAGAGTGCCGTCGGCCGTGGTCATTATTCCACCTCTTTTTCTTTTGTCAGGGGACTCTCCGTTGTACACACAACAAGGAGCATTGAATGACGTCCATCCACTTGGTGTCTTTTTCTTGCCGGCAGGCAAAGAAGTCAGAATAGTCGACTGAATTAGATTCATATCTTATATTTTACTGTCTATAGAGTATTTTGTCAAGTGTTCCGGTATTACCAGAAGAGTTTCCGTAACTGAATCTTACGTTTTGATATACACCATTGAAATTTTGATATACCACCGAATCCGAAGCACTGATATCAACATTTGCTATGTCAAAATAGTCTGCGTCAACCGGACTAGTGGAAACCATTGTGCCTTGTATTTTTACTCTGCCCGCAAAACCTGTGGTATAGATCGCCGCAGTATGCAGAGCCAAATTATTGTTCTTTCCTGGATAGGCATTGATCGCTGATGAAGTCTTTGCTAAAGGTCCTGTGGTACCGGTAAAAGAAGTTATCTCGGTACTGGGTAAAAATTGGGGATATGCCCCATCCAGCAATTCTATTGTGCCTGAACTCACGTAACTTGTGTCTGCGTAAGTGACTAGGGTGCTACCGTCTGTTTTGATCTCGTTGATGCTGTACTCATAAAATTTGTTTTCAAGATCCAACAGGTCACCGTCTGTGATTTCGATCTGGGCGTTTCCTTTGGTGCTTATTGTGGAACCATCGTCTAGAATGGTTAAATTACGTTGTAAAACTGCTTTTTTTGATTCTGTATCTATTATGTTGAACTGATATGTTTTGCCAACAACATTTTGCCTCTTTTGATCTTCGTTTTTGAAAGTAAAAGTTATTGGATTTCTTACTCCCCTATATAATCTTAGGCGCCTATCGTACACTTTTGAGTTCCTTCCATGATAACCGTTTTGGTAAACGATTATACCATTTGATATTAAATACCTTGTTACTGTTTGCATAATACATATTTAACAGTATTTATTGGATTACTGATGAACGAAATTTTTGATAAACTGGGCAAGAAATTCCCATTCCTGTCGCTTATACAAAAGGGCGATTTAGAATTTGTGGGCATAGTGCAGAATCAAGACAATCAAGTCACAAGTTTTTACGACTACGGTCGTATAATGATGCCGCAAGACAAAGCAACATTTTTGAAGATGGGCGAAACTTGGTGGTGGGAATCCAATAGAAAAATACCCATCAACATATTCTTAAAGAAAGACTTTGTGTATTTCAGGCACACTTTGGTTACACTGGCCACAAAAGACATCGTGATAAAGCACGGTCCTGTGGTTAGATTAGATGAAATTGCAAAGAAAAGAATAAAGCGTAGAACAATTCAGTTAATGAGACGTCCTACTTAATTGTACTGTTAATTCCACAATTCCTTTCAAAGTATCTGGTCAAGGGACTATCTTTATGGTAGGACGAGTACTCGGCTCGAAATACTTGTTTCTTTTTAGGTTTACGTGGAAGTTTTTTTTTGATTTTCTGATGTCGCATCAAAACTATATTTAGCATTAGACATCTGATTCATCTGCACAACAATCGCTTGGGCATACGCAACAGCGTGAGACTTTTTAAAAAAGTAACTGCCGTCGGATGGTTTAATCCAAACTTCTTTGAGAATGTCTACCCAGTCCTTGTATAAAAGATGTCGTTTGGCTGGCCTGATTATGGCCAACACTGCGGCCAGTTGTTCTATGTTCTTTGGCTCCAGTTTAGATACTATCTCAAAATGGCCATTCAAATGGAAAAGTTGTTCTACAATTTTTGGGTCTTTCAGCATATCCCAATTAGGTTCCTGGATCATTAGTTCAACTAATTCTTGTTCTGACTTTATGTTTTTATAGATATTCACATTCAATAGATCTATCTTAAAATAGCCTCTGTCCTCCGCTGTTTTATAGTTCAGACTACTGTGTCCAGACAATGGATTTTTTGGTATTTTGTGAAAATACACACCGGTTTTGTGTTTTTCATGTGTGTGGTTTTTAATAATTGTCGCAGGAGTATGTTTGAATAGTTCTAAACATTTGTCTCTGTCAAAAAAATCTATATCTACATCAGGCATTAATTCAATCTTCCTTTGTCAACATTTTCTAATATGTCTAAGTTTGCCGTTGGATCAAAAATTTTCAGTATCTCCAAAACCCTTTCTGTGCCCGCAGTATGTGGAGTATTCTTGTTCATATCCGGCATAACTAATTTTTTTAAATTTCCATCTTTGCCAATAACCAAAACACTATCTCCTGACATTATTTCTAATCCATTTTTTTGACTACTCAATTTTGGCCTCCTTTACTGTTTCTTCAACAAACAGTAGATCTGATTTGTAATTTTTGAATTTGTTATTCCAAAATATTGGATCAATAAATCTATCACACATTTGTAATTGCTCATCGTTAAATGATTTTAACATTTTTTTACCAGCTCTGCAACCGAGCACCAACCAGGGAGATATCTTTCCTTGTTGTATATGCATAACAGCACGATTGGTGTTGACCAATCTGAAATAGTCACTCCATTGAGCGTTTTGTTCCTGTGCCCAGTCCATCATTGTTGCTATTGTTCTCTGCAGGGCAGATTCAACCGGCTCTGATTTCAAAACGTCTATAATGTATGCTTCGTACAGATCGTCTCTTGCCCAGTGATCCAGTTTGATTTTTGAAGTAATGATGTAATCGATATATTTGTCTGGATACAACGGATTGATGTGCATCATATATCTACCAAATTTTACAAAGGCGTTGTAATAGGCACTTTTGCAGAAGTCATCATATGTTTTTGGTTTTGAAGAATTTTGATGTATTTGATAAAATCTTTGAAAAACTATGAAGGCATTCTGCACCCATTTTTCATGTTTTTGTAAATGTCTTCTTTTTGGTTCGCATAGATGCACTTGCAGTGTCCTTGCCTTTTGGAATGTTTTGTTACAGTATGTGCAGGTATTAAGATTTGATTCCATGTGATTCCAAGAGTTCTTCTAGTTCAGCGTCTGTGATTATAGCATCAAGTGTCTCGAGGTCTTTTTCCTTCATTGCTGGAAATATTTCCTGCAGTTGTTTCAGACTTTTGTTTGGTACTTTTTTCATTGGTTTTATCCATGGATGAAATTGTTGTTTTAATCCTCCACACATCGCAGTAAGTATCCAGCAAAGTTTTTTGTGTTTGCCTGACAGCGTAAAAAGATGTTTGTTCACGCACTCGTTTATCATTTCTAGATAGTGTTCCTGATAAAATTTATCTCCAGTAACTGAACTAGCATACCTCATTATCATGTACGGAGAGTAAAGGCTTCGCTCTTTGTCATCGATTCTATCATAGTAATCTTTGTTACGAAAATCTATCGCTTTCATTCCGTTCCGAAGTTCAAAAAATTTTCTATTATCTTTCTTTTGTGTTACCATACAGATCCGTAATCGAGTTGTTCAGACTGCCTTGATATGTCCTTTACAAAATAAGCACAAGGCGGATTTGGACGATCACTCAAGGGCACTGCTAGAATCTGACCAGATTTTATTTTAGGAAAATACCATTTTACTTCCTGGTAGATGTCTACTATGTCCACTCCAGCAAAATCGGGTCTTCCACCTGTAAGTGGATTGAAAATAAACGCCTCAAAACCTCTATCATTTAAACTTGTTATTGGCAAGACGTGTAATTCTCCTTGCTCGGCATCTCCTATAATCATTTTCCAATCCAAAGGCATTTTAATTTTGTACTTTCCTACTTGTAACACTGCCGCTGGTGCATTAAAAGATTCAAGAAAAATTAAAGGAATGAAATAATAATCTGGGTCTTGAGGATTTGAGTTGTCAAGAACAGCAAATCTCAAACTGTCATCCACATATTCCGGAATCTTTTCCAACGTGTATGTTTTATTATCAATTGTAAGGATTTTCATAATCTATCTTTTCTATATTATACGGATAATTGGCCTCTTTGTAAAACTTTTTCCTCTGCCCGAGGTGTCTTTTAGCAAATTTACAGGAACTGGTAATGTCCCATATCTGTACATTGTCTTTGTCTTCTGCCTTCCTGATACCACGTCCTATGCTCTGTATCACTCTAACGAATGACTTGCCAGGCTCTATGAGAACAAGATTAAAAATCCTAGGAATATTAATGCCAACAGCGGCAACTCCATATGTGGCGATAATAATTTTATTTTTCGCAGTAGATACTTCATCATAGTGTTCTTTCCTTTCTGGGTTTTTGGTTGAGCCTGATATAAACACCGAACCTTTTAATTTTTTTTCTAGTATTTCGCCTGCCGATATTCTATCCACTAAAATCAATGTGTTTCCAGAAGTCGCTATACTATCAATTGTTTTGGAAATCCAATCCATTCTTGTACTATCGGTGGTAAGCCACTTTAGTTCCTCCTGATAGTTTTTGAACTCGGGGTGGTCTTGTGTCTGTAGCACATTTACATTGCAGTTGGCTAAAACTCCTTTGTCCTGTAATTCCTTCGCCGCAATCTTATTGACAACATCACCTATACTACATTTGAGACCATAAAATTCAAAATCCGCTTTTGGCACAGTACCTGTCAAACCCCAACGTATGCCACAATGAGCAAATGGTCCTGTCAACATTCTTTTAAGTACATCGGCCTTGGCCATATGCACTTCGTCGACTATAATAGTATTGATTCCTTTTATTGCTTCTAAAAAATCTGCTGTGTGTTCGTCCTTGCTTTTTTTTTCTAAAACATTCAATGATTGCCAGGTTGCTATTGTATTTTGTCTTCCTAGTTCTTTTCTATCACCGTAGTATACACCTACATCGAGATTACAAGTCAAAAAATCGTCTTCGGTTTGAGTCACTAGGCTTTTGTTAGGAACAATGGTCAGTGTTCTTCCGTAGTCTTCAACTAATTTACAAAGGGTGGCTGTGATTATTGTTTTTCCCGCTCCGGTGGCTATTTCTTGTATGCACTGAGGACTTTTTATAAACTCATTGATTATTTCTACCTGGTAGTCTCTCAACTCAATTGGTTGTCCTGCACAAGGATGTGATTCCGGCCAAGTGATATTTGAAAGATAATTTTTGTCTATCAGTGTGAATTCAAAATTATTTGGAGTGCGATGATCTTCCAGGTCAACGTATACACCTGCGTCTTCTAATATTGGTAAAATTTGATCCACCAATGCCAGATAGGTGGTGCCGCCCAATCCAAAGAAACTGATCTTTCCGTCCCATCTTCCAAGTTTTACCGCTGGTAAGTGCCTCGCATAAGGTATCTCAAATTTGAATTTGCTGTGTAGTTTTTTCCTGTGATCTAATGATAGATTTTCAAATTTTACATTTACCTCGTCTTTGATCACAAGTTTGCAACTGCTCATTGTTTGTTTTCCTTATATAGGTTTTCTACTTGTATAATACAATCTTTTTGAAAGATTATCAACCAGGATGTTTACCGTATTTGAGCCAGTTGGCCAAAAACTATTGTCCTCGATATTAAGTGCCACTCTAGGCCTAAGATTAGATTTTAAAAAAGTTCTTGATAATTTCCTGTTTATAAAAATAACTTTTGTTTGGTTTGAGATTATTTTTGATGTTCTAGAAAACGATACCAGGTCTAGCCATCTTTCATAGATATCTTTTCTTTCTCCTAAATGTTTGGTTCCATAAACACTTTCTAGACTATATGTATCTTCTGTTTTGGCTCTGAAATCGATAGGTTCTTTGAAGTCATAAGTGAAGGAAATTCCGCTGTCGGCCAGTCCTAGTCCCTTCCAGGCCTTAAAAAAATTTTCAACTTCTTTTAGATCTTTATGCGTCTCTAATTCAGCATATGGTACAAATATTGGAAAGTCGTTAAGTTCCATTAATGCTGATAATGTTTCCTTCAATGAATACTTGTTTCTGTCTATCCATATGTTTCTGTTTGTAGAACACGCTATCACATCGGCCAAATGACTTTTTTCACTAGTGACTGTTGTAAAATTTTTATCGCAATATATATTTTTGTTTACGACATCTAATTGTTGTATAAACTTTTTATTTTTATAGTTTTTATTCCACCATTCGTCAAAACTTTCATCAGCATTCTTAAATTTAATTTCTTCGTCTTGAATATAAGCACTCATTTTTTTATAATTTAACTTTTCCTTTTTGATATTCTCGTAATCGTCTATGATTTCTGGATTTAAAATTTGGAAATCATACCTTATCGAAATCAAGGCGAGGAAATAACAGTTGACATCTATGTAATCAAATGTCCAAGACTTGGATTCTCCATCATATTGAGAAAATTTTAAGCCTCTGAGTTTTTGATGGTTTAGGCATCTCACCAATTTAATAATTTTTTCGTTGTAAGGAAATTTAAGTTCAATTTTGTGATTTCCTAACTCGTCGGTATATGATCGGATTGATTTTTCAAAGTCAATCTTACGAAATTCGTCTCTCCACACAGGTTTGTCTATTAACGGTTGTATGTCTATTCCATATTTTGTAAAGAGTGTTTTGTATCTTTTTATCATAGCCAGCGCCAATCTGCCTTGTTTTTCAGTCCAGGCATAATCGCTTTCGGCCAGGCTCCTAACTGTGCTTACATCTTTCCCGTGTACAGTGAAACCTTCCCACATATTTTCATTATATGCTAATATTTCTACTGCTTTTTGTATGTTTTCTGGTATTAACGGCTGTGTGTTTGACATATAAATTCTGATAATTACTAGTATAGCACAACTGGTAAAAGTGTCAACCTATGAAGAAGAAAAAACAGAAAAAAACCAGTAAAAAAATGGTTAAAAAAGTGAAGTTACGTGTCAAGCAGGCACTGATCACTCGTGGTGGTATCAAAAATCATAAACCAACAGTTGCACAGGCACAATCCTGGTTCAACGTTTTGAATCAAGGAATTTTTTACGGAAGATTAACTTTGCCAACAATCCAAATCAAGAGACTGAAAGACTGTTTTGGCGAATGTGAATGCAGTTGGGACGCAAGAAGTATCAAAACAAGAAGAAATCAACTTCCCGTTGACAGTTTAGATCACCCAACTGTGTCTTTCAAGATCACTTTGAAATCAAAGTATGACACCTGGAAAGATTTTATAGAAACACTGGCTCATGAGATGGTACATCTTCATCAAATGACCATTGACAAAGATCCTTACTCAAATCATAGCGCCAAATTTTTTAAATGGCGTCCTAGATTCAAGACTTTTGGTTTAGCACTGACTCTTTAAACTCTTTGTAAGAAATTATTTTTGTATTTCCGAGATCTGTCCCGGTCTGCAGATGATTTAGGTACTCCGGAGGACTGTCGTGGACGATTGTGAAGTGGCAGTATGGTCTTTGTTTTACGGTTTTCCTAAATTGTGTTAGCCATTGTTCAAAAATCACGTCATTGTGCCTAGGACCGTAGTTTTTTGTATCCTGATAAATGTTGTTCAATTTGTCTTTTCCAAATTCAGCAAAATCAAAACCTAAAAGATAAAGATTTTTGTGTCCATGTATCAGTGATGTCCAGATTGCTTGGTTTCCGCTGGTGTAATGTGGATTTTTTGGTATTAGGACAAGTCCTGTTAAACGATTTACCTCAAGCGAGGGAGCATAGCACCAGCATTTTTCGTATACCTTGTTGTCGCTGATTTCTTTTGTCATTTTCGCATCAACCGAAAACAAGAAATCCGGTATGAAATCTCTGTACAATGCGTTGCACCCATATGTCTGGCCTGAACCTCTCAACGATTCAAGGTCAAAATTTTTTCTGCTGGGCCCGTTACCGATAATGTATGCGTTTCCTTCCGGAACCGCCTTTACCTTGTCTTCAACATATGCAGTTTCCTGAATTTTCTGTCCTTTTCTGATCACGGTATTGACAATTATAGTCTCTCCTGTGTATGGTTCCCACTCGATTGGTTCAATTGTTTGCCTAGAATTTAATTTCACTACTTTCATTTGATGTATTTCTCCAATAATCTTTCTCTAATTCTTTCCCAAGGCAGTCCCTGAGATATTTCCTGTGTTGTCCATTCTGTATATGCCAATCTATGAGCCCACTTTTCTCTGTTTGGCATAGCAGGATAGAGGATGTCTGTGATATTTGTGTTTCCCACGTCATGACAGAGGCTTGATTCAGATACAAAAACAGGTATTCCATTGAAAACAGATTCTATAGCAGGATTAGAACTATGATTCACAACCGCCCAGCAAGATGTCAGTATTTTTCTAAAATCTGTGTCATCGTATGTGGTCCAGTCTCTTTTTGGATAATTCACTCTTACATATTTGAATTGTTTTTCGTCAAATTCTATCTTGTTTCTAGGATGAGGTCTGACCACAATAGGCTTGTCACAATATTTTCTTATTGTTTTTATCTGTTGATTAATCCATATCGGCATTTTTGGTTTGCCTACCCACTGTTCGCTGGTATCGTGCTGTCCACAAATGACAATCACGTTGCCAGTTTGCTTCCAAGGCACTAGATCTATGCCTAACCCTTTCCATCTTTTGTCGTCGAACGTTTGGTTGGCAAAATCGGCGTCTCTGTTTATTCCGTTTATGCCCATTTTCCAGGTCACATTTCTTTTTATTCCTCCCACCTCTAGCACAACAATAGGTTTGTTGTGTTTTTTGAAGAAATCCCAAACTTTTTTGTTTTCGGCCATCCTTCCCCGCCAAAGCACTGACCAAATCACCGCAACATCGCACGTGTTGTCAAATTTGTTTAAAACTATTGTTTCGTTTTTGCTTTTTAGATGATCAATGAACGCTTTGAACACGGGTTTTGAGTTCAAACTGCCATAATCTGGAAAAATTGCTATTTTCATGATCTCCACGTCGGTGGTGCTTCTCTCCAATAATCGACTTTGCTGACATCCGTGCTACTTTTTGATCCCCTCAGGTCGTTTTTCGCACTGGTGCCTAGTGTCTTTCTCTTGCCTTTGAAATGATCCATATAAAGTCCCAGCTCAGAGTTGATAAACACGTGATGGCCTTTGACTCCTTTCCAGTATCCAATGTCGTTTACTTTGATGTTGTGTTTTTCTCTGTAAATTTTAGACAGATGCCAAAAGATATAACTGTCGTGCCATTCCATTAACTGGAACACCTTGTCACTTGTATAAATTTTTTCTAAATCATTGGCAAAATTCAAAATTTCTGGATTTTTTAGATTGTAACCAACAAATCCACACTCAGGATACTTGCCGCCGTCGTTTTTTTCGGGATTTTCTCTACCCAAATATGTTAGCATGGTATCTTTGGGTATCAACGACTCGAGAAACTGTCTGGGCATGGGTCTAAATGTGTAAGTGTCGGCATCCAACCATATGACGTAGTCGTAATTTTTGTCAATAGATGTCTTGATACTGTGGGTCACACAGAATATTTTGTTTGAGAACCTTACAGAGTCAAAAAGATAGGTTCCTTTGTTTTTGTCACTGCCATTAAACGCCGTTGGTCTTCTTACACCCCCCTCAATTTCCTGCAGTTCACCGCAGGCCACTGGATCGTCCTTGTGTCGCTGTTTGAATTCGACCAATTCTGGTTGTACTTCATGAAGATCTATCCATTTCACTCTAGGTGAAATAATTTCTTTGGTTTCGGGTTGTGGTCCTTCGTGATAGATGTTTATTGCTGTACCGTCGGGCCAATTTTTAACAACGCTCTCTACAGATCTTTTTGCGTACAGAGTCCAAGTGCCCGGTTTGTATGAAGTTATGACCTTAATTTTCATTGTCTTTGATATTTAATTTTTTTTTGAAACGGGCGAATACCTTTCCTGACTTGATTTCCTCTGTGCTCCATAATTTATATCCAATGTCGTGCAACCACTGGGTCCTGTCCGGCATACTTGGTGTTTCTATTTTGGAAAGGTCTGTGTTTGCTACAGGCCAAGAAAGTGCAAGATCTGAGGTATTAAAGGTAGGGATTCCACGAACGCAACAGTCGACACCGGCAGTAGAATTGTGAGTAACAACAGCATGACAGTTAGTTATCGCCTCCTGGAGTTGGAATCTGTAGTGCTTTTTTTCATCTCCGTAAAAATGTTTTTGTCCTATTGCTACTTCAACATCATTAGGAAATTCGTTCAATCTTTGTGATATGGAATCTATGTGATTTGGATGCGGTCTCGCTATAAACTTCCTATCGGTCAAGGGTCTTATTTTTTGGTAAACATCGTTGAACCATTTTATCGGATCTAATTCGTTCATGCTCCAATTGTCTTTTGGTTGGAGTATAAAAAGTATTGGATCATCTGATTGTGACTTTCTCCATGGCTCGTGTTTGACGTCAAATTCTTTTTTAAGCATTTCCCATCTATCTGACGGAGAGTTGTCTGATAAAAAATCACCATTGTTCATTGGTGAGAATAAACTGACACGCCAGTAATGGTTTGGATACGTTGAAACGTTACCAAAACTGCTGAGCAGGCCGCCATCAAATGTGATTACTTTTGTGCCTTTGGCTTTGGCATTTTCTACTAGTTCCAATCTTCTTCCTTTGGTGTGATGTCTTTGATTGGTACCACCATAACCAAACATACAAGCAATCGGTGTTGTTGGCTCCATTTCGCCTTCTACCGTTGGACCGGATCTGTCTTCGTTGACCATTATGGGTTCATCACCACAGGCACTAATGCCCTCCATCATCCATTTCAGCAAGTCATAACTTGAACCTCTTTTCCTGTCTTTTACTGTCCTACGAAAAATCTCAACTTTCATTCAATATTCTCCATGCTGTGCCATCTGACATTTCTTGCATATTGAAGTTGGAATATGCGAGACTGGAAAACAGTGGCATCCTCTCCTCGTATTTAGGCGTTTCTATCTTTGAAAAATCTGTTTCTGATATTGGCAAAGCCGCACTTGCTCGGGGGTCACAAAAAACTGGCACACCGTTGTGTAATGCTTCCACTATTGTATTGCTATTGAAAGTTACAACGGCATGGTATCTATTCCAGTCGATCGGTCCTTTGTGGTTGGTCGGTCTGTCAATTTTTACAGTCGCACCAAATCGATCTTTTGTGATCTCTGGATTGTATGGTTT